AACTCCAACTCTTGAAAAGCCAAAACCAAAATCTAAGCCCAAAAAGGTAAAACTCGATGGCGATAACAATTGACGCTACCGTTGGTGGTGCAAATGCAAACTCCTATATCACTCTTGCTGATGCAAATTCATTTATTGAAGGATTAGTCCTTAGTGATGATGCTGCTGCTTGGGATGGGTCAAGCAACGATAATAAAAATCGAGCTTTATTTACTGCAGCACAAAGAATTGATCGAGAGAAATTTCTCGGTGCAAGGGTAAACGATACTCAGGCTTTAGAGTGGCCAAGATCAGGTGTTCGCAAACCTGACACTTACACAAACCTTTATGGTTTATCATTTCCAAACAGATTAGTTGCTGATTATTACACCGACACAGAAATACCTGACCGTGTAAAAAATGCACAGGTTATTTTGGCTGTATATTTAAACAACAATAGGAACGGGTTAGAACTAAGTGGTTTGGAGGATTTTCAAACTGTTAGTATAGGAAATATCAACGTCACCCCCAGATTTTTTGGTGCTGTTGGTGTTGATC